TGGGGGGCCACAGAGTGTCGTTTACGGCGCTCTCCAAAAACCGAAAGGAGGTGAGTGAGTATGAGGACGCGTCAACGCGGGAGCATTCGTGCCCCCGGCTCGGTAGAGATCGGGATACAAGATTATGATTTTTCGTATCCCTACGGCGATGGGCCATGGTTGTACCCGTATACGGTGTACGACACAACCTATACGCCGTTACCGATCCAAGAGGAAAAGTGTGTAGATGAACTACACGCTGGACCTCCGTTCCGTACCGGTGGACCGTTCGATAAATTCGAATTTTTCACCGATCGGTTCGAGATCAAGAAGCGAACAACCCTGAAATCAGGGATGTATCGGTATAGAGGTGGATTTTTACCATCTCTAAATCCGTGCGACTTCTTGAGCTATTCGAGTTTAGAAGGATTCATAAACTCGAATACGGGTGACGTGTCTGATTACGGTGCCGCCGGCTGGAACAAGTTCCGGCCAACAAATTCTGGAGCACAAATAGGAGTTGCTCTCGGAGAAATCCGCGAGATTCCTAGGATGCTCAGAACCACAGCCAAGGGTTTCCATGATCTATGGAGATCAATGGGCGGCAATCTTAAGTCTTTTGGACCTAAGAATGTTGCCAATCATTGGCTGAACACCCAATTTGGGTGGTTCCCCTTTCTATCGGATCTTCGTGATTTCTATGATATTACGAAGAATCTCGATACTAGGCTGAAACAGCTTAGACGAGATAATGGCCGATGGATAAGGAGGGGCGGCACAGTGCGTAAATCTGCTGAGACTGAAGTGGTCTTAAACGACAGTACAACTGTCGGTTTCTGGCCATCTTTAGCCCCAGGGCTTTACGCAGGTTCTCCACCAGGATCCAGAATGGTGACTCGTCTTAACGAGCAACGTATCTGGTTTAGGGGAGCTTTCCGCTACTGGATTCCGGGAAAACCGGACTCTTGGCAGTGGAGGGCTAGAGCTGTAGCACAGCTCTACGGTTTACAACCGTCTCCTTCTCTCCTGTGGGAACTCACTCCCTGGTCATGGTTGATCGATTGGTGTGCTGATGCTGGCGATGCAATCGCCAATCTCAGCAGTATCCTTTTCGACAACCTTTGCGCGAAGTATGCGTATGTCATGGGTACTACGGCCCAAACGGTAACGTTTTACGGCCGCATTAACTCAGTTAATGGTCCCATGTCAGAATCCTGGACTGCCTCATTAGTGAGAAAGTCTAGGGTACCAGCTTCGCCTTTCGGTTTCGGTCTGACGGGAGGGGACTTCTCCGCCCGTCAATGGTCCATCCTATCCGCACTGGGTTTAACCAGAATGGGTAGGTAGGCCATCACCTGGATGGGACTTCAAGCCCCGCATATTGACAACATGCGGTAAGCTCCCTTCCTTAAACGTCATAACGTTCACAGGAGGTCAACTATGGCTTTTGCCGATCCACAAACCTTAACCGTCGATTCGACACCTCATACCTTGAATCGGATTAAATCCGATGGGTATCGTTCAGAATACGCCTCGTCCGACGAGGGCTACAAGATGACGATCAGTCATCAAGAGTCCAAAGGCCGTACGCGTCGTATGATCCGCGTCGACAACAGAGTTGTTGCCGCCGATCCTCTTAGCTCGGTAAACGAGTATAAGAGTCTGGGCGTCTATCTGGTCATTGATGAGCCCGAATATGGGTTCGACGATGCAGATATCGACGATTTGGTCCAGGGTTTTGCTACCTGGCTCTCAACAGCCAACGTAACGAAAGTGTGTGGCGGTGAACATTAGGTTCTACCACCAGGAGAACGGGCTGTACATTTACATCCCGAAATCTCTAACTTCACGCACGGAGGACATCATGAGAACTCTTATTTGGACAGCCGTGTACCAGATCATTGATCTGCTACAAGCTCTCCTCAAAGACTACATCTTCAGTAACAAGGATGTCTCGAAAGAGGCATCTCTCGTGAAAGAGAAGTAGTAAAGAGGTTAGGAACAATGTGGGTACCGAAAGGTGCCCACATTTACCTAACATTCCATTCTCATGGTGACAATGTTGAGAGGTGTTAAGGTTTGCCCACAGAAATGTGGGTGGCGAGAGCGTAGCTGGATTGACCACTCCTAGTAAGGAGGATCATGAAAAGCCACGCAAGTGACCAATTGGAACTGCTAACATGCATCTATAATGATGCAGTTAGCAAGTGCGCCGATGTGCCACTCGATCGGCGTGATCTGATAACCATCAAATCACGCCTCGAACACGAGGGGTTATCGTTTTTAACGATTACCCTTCCTAACTTTGGTAAAGAGTTTGATTTAGCTCTAGACCAAGGTTGGATCGACTCTACACACTTCCGTGCATTTAGGAAGCGTGGGAGGATCCCTGCATTTTTGCAAGGTTTCCTCAGTCGTGTGTTCGACGAGGCGGGAAGGATTAGAGATGAACCATGTGTCGAGATTATTGAGGGTGTTAGGCAAATTGCCTATACCTTCAAAAAGCTCAAAGTCGAGTGTACCCCGAAAAGGGTTTCGCTCGCCCTCACACAGTTCCGCTCTTCTGAGCGCGACCTTCATGTGCCCATTGTGCCGTCTGACCTTGAAGATTTTCTTCAAGTCAGTCATGCTATCTGGTCTATTGTATTTGGTAGTGAAATTAATTTCCTATCAGATCTTAGACCAAAGCATGGACCCGGCGCAACTGCTGAGAAGCTTAGTGGAAACGCTAAGTTTCTGATGCAGAGATGGCATGATCGTCTCGAACCTTACTTCCCTCTTTTGGACACAGCGTTCGTTAATTCAAACGCTATGGACTCAGAGGAGTTCGAGAAAATGACGATCATTTTGGAACCCGATGAACAACCCGTAAGGGTTGTCACGGTGCCCAAAACATTGAAGGGACCCAGAGTCATTGCGATAGAACCTGTGTGTATGCAATATACACAACAGGCTCTAGCAGAGTACCTTACATCGGTACTCGAATCTCATCCGCTAACGAAAGGTCACATAAATTTTCGTGATCAATCTATTAACGGACGACTCGCTTTGACCTCTTCTATGTCGAGAAAGTATGCTACTATAGATCTTTCCTCGGCAAGCGACAGAGTTCCATACTCTGTTGCTATCCGCATGTTTGACAGTAATCCTGATTTACAGGGTGCTATCTCTGCATGCAGATCGAAGAGGGCGCAGATGCCAGATGGATCCGTATTGGATCTACTGAAATTTGCGCCAATGGGTAGTGCTCTCTGTTTCCCCGTAGAGTCGATGTACTTCTACACGATCTGTGTAGCGGCTCTATTGTGGAAACGGAACCTTCCCGTGACCTATCTCAATATCAAAAAGGTATCGAGACAGGTCTACGTTTATGGAGACGATATAATCGTTCCCACAAACGAATCGGTAGATGTCACTAAAGCCTTGCAAAAGTACTATTGCAAGGTCAACCTTCGCAAATCCTTCTCTAGAGGAAACTTTAGAGAATCTTGCGGAGTGGATGCATTCAATGGCGAGGTGGTAACTCCCACCTATGTCAGAGAAGTACATCCTAGTGACATGCGGTCGGCCAACGCAATCGTATCCTGGATAGCGACCTCTAACCTCTTTTATTTGAGAGGTTATTGGCGCACTAGCGACTACATGCGCAAGCATGTAGAAACTATCACCGGTAGTCTACCGGTGACTGGAGCTAATTGCGCAGGCTTAGGTTGGCGCTCATTCCAGCCCTACGTTTCATCCAAAAGATGGAATCGTAGATTCCATTGTCCTGAAGTAAGGACTTTGGTTGCCTCTCCTGTTTACAGGAGAGACGAGCTGGATGGGTATCCAGCCTTGCTTAAGAGCATCCTTAGATTGGAAAGATCGTCTGCGGACGATTATTCCATCCAAGAAGAGCATCTTAAGAAGACTGCACGGCGCGGCGCCGTCACACTAAAACGCCGATGGGTGCGGCCCTATTGAGGGACCGCTTTGCCGG